TTCAGCTCGGCATAGGCGCCTTTATTGTTGATTCTGGTATCCAGAATGATCGCCCCATCAGCCAAAAATTACACCCCCAGACTTTTGAAAAATTCTTCTTCCGCGCTGGTCAGCTTGTGTTTGGGCAGGGTGACCAGATCGGGATTGTTGCGCACAAATTCCTGCTCGGCTTTGTCCAGCTTTTTGCCGTGCAGGCGCTTATTGCGGATGGAGACGACCTGCGCAAACTGGCCGTTCCCGATGCAGCCAAACGCCCCGATGAACTCCCACCAGTGCAGGTAGGCGCAGCGGCGGCAGCTGTAGCCCAGAACTTTGTCCACTGCCGGTGCCATGATGGCGGCGTCGGTGTCCCAGTCCACAAGGGCAGGCTTTGGCACGGCGGCTTCCACCGGCTTGCCGCAGTTGATAAACACCATGGCCG